CCAGCCCCAAGGCGGCAAGCGCAAGAACTCTTTCTGCGCTCGCATGTCCGGGATGCCGGGTCCGCTGAAAGACGAAAAGGGCCGGCCCACCCGCAAGGCGGCTGCCCTGAAAAGATGGAAGTGCTGATATGAGTGACGACGCCATCCAAACAGCTCGTGAACTCGCCACGCATGCGTCCGACATCAAGCACCTGCAAGATGACATGGACAAGATGCTGGTGAACATGAAAGAGATGCAGGCAACGCTGGCTGCAATCGACAAAACGCTTTCCGAAGCTCGTGGCGGATGGAAGGTTTTGATGTTGGTCGGCGGGGCCAGTAGCGTCGTGGGCGCAGGGTTGGTTCAACTCACCAATTGGTACGTGGGGAAGTGATGCCAAGCAAATCCCCAGAGCAGAAGAAATTCATGCAGGCAGTGGCGAACAACCCCAAGTTCGCCAAGAAGGTTAAGGTGCCCGTCAAGGTGGGTAAAGAGTTTGTAAAGGCCGACAAGGCCAAAAGGAGCAAATGATGGAAAACGCAATGATGAAGAAGATGGGTCGCGGTATGGCCAAGGCCGACATGCAAGAGATGTTCGGCAAGAAAAAGCCTGCAGCCAAAAAAGCTGCGGCCAAGAAGCCAGCCATGAAGATGGGCGCTGTCAAGACCAATTCGCGCCCTGACGGCGTGATCAAGAAGGGTGGCACCAAGGGCACCATGATCAAGATGGCTGGCGGCGGCAAAACCTGCTAAGGAGCGCACCATGAGCAAAGCAAAAATGGAGTCGCTGAAAGCGCACAAGTCGGCAGGCGAGTCGCGCAAACGTGCGAGCGACATCAAGGGCATGCTGCAAACCGCTGAAGACGAAAAGAACCAGCCCAAGCTGGACGAGGCATACGAGAAGTCTCGTACCACGTTCAAAGCCGGCGGTTACGTCCGTGCGGCTGATGGTTGCGCCAAAAAAGGCAAGACCAAAGGCAAGATGGTCTGACATGATACGCAGTCGCGGCATGGGAGCCATGCTCCCATCTAAAATGTCCAAAGGCGTGCGTAAAACTCGCCGGGATAACACCGACTTCACCCAGTACAAAGAGGGTGGGAAAGTGAACGCCGCTGGAAACTACACCAAGCCCAGTCTTCGAAAGAAGATCGTAAGCCAAGTGAAAGCCGCTGCCACGCATGGAACCAAGGCGGGCCAATGGTCTGCACGTAAGGCACAATTGGTCGCCAAGAAGTACAAGGCCGCTGGCGGCGGTTACAGAGATTGAACGGAGATTCGCTATGAAAAAAATCGGCAGAAAACTAGCTGACATGGAAACCCTTGAGGGCGGCGGTGCCGGTGGTAGTGGCGGCGGTCGCTCTGGCGGCGGTAGTAAAACCGGCAGCCGTGATTGGCTACAAGATATTCGCATTTCTCCTGCAGAAGAACGCGCACGTATGCTGCAGCGCGAAACGGCGCGAGAAAAGGCGCGACAAGACGGTTTAGCCAAAGAGCTGTCAGAGCGAGCGTCCAAACCCAAGTCCACTACTTTTAAGCGTGCTGAAGATAAGTACGCAAAAGGCGGCTACGTTAGCGCTGCGGATGGCTGCGCCAAAAAAGGCAAGACCAAAGGCAGGATGGTGTGAAAGCCCCGCAGAAATCCCTCAAGGACTGGGGTAACCAAGAATGGAGGACCAAAAGTGGTAAAAAATCTTCTGACACAGGTGAACGCTACCTACCTAAAGCTGCGATTAAAAGCCTCAGCCCTGCTGAGTACGCTGCTACAACGCGTGCGAAACGCGCTGGCAAAAAAGCCGGGAAGCAGTTCGTAGCCCAGCCCAAGTCCATCGCAAAGAAAACAGCAGGGTTTAGATAATGGCTACTTCAGGCGTCGCAAACTTTAATTTGGACCTCTCCGAGATCGTCGAAGAGGCGTTCGAGCGTTGCGGCGGCGAACTCAGGACCGGTTACGACCTGCGCACGGCGCGTCGTTCCTTGAACTTGATGTTCGCAGACTGGGCCAACCGAGGCGTGAACATGTTCACCTTCGAGCAGGGCACGATCAACTTGATCCCCGGCACTGCCACATACAACCTGCCAGAAGACACCGTGGACCTGCTGGAGCACGTCATCCGTACCGGTGCAGGCAACGAATCAACACAGGCAGACCTGACCATTACACGGATCAGCGTCTCGACCTACGCCACCATCCCCAACAAACTCCAGCAAGCCCGACCCATCCAGATTTGGGTGGAGCGCTTGAACACGCCTCGCGTGACCCTGTGGCCCATACCAGATGACAGCCAGACGTACCAGCTCGTCTACTGGCGCATGCGCCGTATCCAGAACGCAGGTGATGGTGTGAACACGATGGACATGCCGTTTCGCTTCATCCCTTGCATGGTGGCAGGCTTGGCCTACTACTTGGCCCTGAAGGTGCCCGGTGGTGCCGAGCGTTTGGGTGTGCTCAAAGAACAGTACGACGAGGCTTGGGGCTTGGCCGCAGGTGAAGACCAAGAAAAAGCCGCTGTTCGATTCGTGCCCCGCCAGCAGTTCATCGGGAGCTGAGCGTGGGTAATCGGTTTGCCCAAGGCAAAAAGGCGATCTCGATATGCGATCGCTGTGGCTTTCAGTTTCGGCTCAAAGAGCTAAAAGCATTGGTCATCAAGACCAAGAACGTCAACATTCTGGTCTGCAAAGAGTGCTGGGAGCCCGATCAGCCGCAGCTGCAGCTGGGTATGTTCCCGGTGGATGACCCGCAGGGCCTGCGCAACCCGCGTCCTGACAGTAGCTATCTGCAGTCGGGCTTGTTGGCAGATGGTTATGCCGGTGGGGGTAGTCGAGACATCCAGTGGGGCTGGTTGCCGGTTGGCGGCGCGTATGCCTCAGATGCAGGTTTGACGCCAAATGACTTGGTGTTGAACGTGGAAGTTGGTACAGTAACGGTAGTTGTAACGTAAGGAGCCGACATGGCAACGAAGAAACACGCTGATGTCAAGAAGGACAAGGAAATGGTCAAGAAAATCGTGCACAAGCACGAGAAGGCCAAGCACCCCGGCAAGCCCCTGACCAAGCTGGCCAAGGGTGGCATGCCAAAGAAAACCATGAAAGGTTAATGAAATGCAAAACACTCCAGTCAAGCACGTGCCGATCGTGCCCAACAACAACGGCTACCCCAACAACGTGCCTAACACGCAGACCGTCAAGACCCGTGGCACGGGCGCGGCAACCAAGGGCACGAATTCGAGCAAGAAACTCGCATGAACTACACCGAGCTGTCCGCGCAGATTCAAGCGTTCACAGAAAACACATTTCCTGACGCCTTTTTGGCGAGCGGCGGCACGGTTTCGTCTGCAGAGCAGATTGCTCGCTTTGTACAGCTGGCCGAGCAGCGCATATATAACACGGTGCAGTTCCCATCGCTTCGCAAGAACGTGACGGGCACCACGTCTGCGTCAAACAAATACCTCTCGTCGCCAAGCGACTTTTTGGCTGTGTACTCCTTGGCGGTTATTGACGCCACCGGCCGGTACGAGTATCTGCTGAACAAGGATGTGAACTTCATCCGTCAGGCATACCCAAACCCCGCCAGCACCGGCATCCCCAAGTACTACGCTTTGTTTGGCCCAACCACAACAGACACGGTGCCGCCTGCGCTCACCAACGAGCTATCTTTTATTCTTGGTCCAACACCAGATACGCTTTACAACGTAGAGCTGCACTACTTCTTCTATCCAGAGTCAATCGTGACTGCGGGTACAACATGGCTGGGCGACAACTTTGACTCTGTGCTGCTGTACGGCGCACTGGTTGAAGCCGGCATCTTCATGAAGGCCGAGGCCGAGACCCTGACGGTGTATCAGAAGAAGTACGAAGACGCATTGGCTCAGGCTAAGAGATTAGGGGACGGACTCGAAAGGTCCGACAGTTATAGAAGTGGCCAGTACCGTCAGGTCGTTACATGACGCGATACACCCGACAAGAAGCCAAAGCGCTAGGGTTGCCAACCTGTTTTGGAAGCCCTTGCAAGACGCATCCAGAGTTGGATGGGTTACGTCGGGTGTCCGGGGCTTGTGTGGAGTGCGCCAAACTAAATTTGCGGAAAAGCCGAGCATCTGACCTTGAACGTACACGGGCGCAGCAACAGAAAGATCGCAAGAAATACATGGCAGACCCGGTGAGCGCACAGAAAAAGCGCGATCGGGATGTTATGTATCGCGCCCAAAATCGTGAAAAGTGCGCAGAGATTATCAAGGCTTGGTCGGCCAGAAATCCAGAAAAGGTGCGCGAATACACTCGCAAGACCAAGTTAAAAAATGCGGAAGCCCTTCGCGCTGCTGCCGTTCGGTACCGGCAAGAGCACCCTGAAAAGCGAAAGCAGACAACCCGCAACTGGCGGCAGAACAACAAGCACCTCGTGGCCGCCGCACAACAACGCCGCCACGCAGCCGAGCTAAAGCGAACACCAAGCTGGCTGTCGGATGACGACCACTGGGTTATGCAGCAGGCGTATGAGATCGCGGCGGTACGGACAAAACTGTTTGGGTTTGTTTGGCATGTGGACCATATAATTCCTTTACAAGGCAAGCGCGTGTCTGGCTTGCACGTACCCATAAATCTCCAAGTCATACCCGGTGTTGAAAACATGCGCAAGCTGAACAAATTCGAGGTCGCCGTATGATCACCCAAACCGTCACCACATCGTTCCAAGCACAGCTCCTAGAGGGCGTGCACGACTTCAACACCGACACGTTCAAGATTGCCCTGTATCTGGCCACGGCCGATCTGGATGCCAACACCACGGTGTACGTCACTGGGGGTGAAACCTCGGGCACAGGCTACACGGCCGGCGGTAATGTGATGACAGGCATCAGTGTAAACGCGGCTGGTTTCGTGAACTTTACCAACGTGTCGTGGAACCCAGCGGTGTTTACCGCAAGGGGTGCACTCATTTACAATAGCACCAAGGGGAACAAGGCTGTTGCGGTCTTGGACTTTGGTTCCGACAAGACTGCTACCAATACCTTTTTGGTGCAGATGCCCGCCAACACAGCGACCAGTGCGCTGATCCGATTTTCTTGACAGGAGTTTGAAATGTTCAACGATAAAGCACATTCTGGCGACGCTGCTACGGCAGGTCTGGTTGCAAAAACAGGTTTTTCCGAAGGCATCAAAGGCGGTGGCGTGTTTCGCGTCCAGTGCCTTGACAGCGCCGGCCAGCTGAAGTGGGAAGATGAAATGCACAACCTCGTGGTCAACGAGGGACTGCAGAACATGAACACCGAGTACTTCAAAGGTAGCACCTACACTGGGGCTTTCTTCCTTGGTTTGGTGACCGGCCCTGCTGGTAGCACGACCTACGCTGCAGCCGACACATTGGCCTCGCACGCAGGATGGACTGAGTACACCGACTACGCTGGCTCTCGTAAAGCTGTTACGTTCGGTACCGCCACCACAGCCGATCCTTCGGTGATCAGCAACAGCGCAGCTCCTTCGTCGTTTACTATCTCTGGTGCTGGCGGTGTGGTTGCTGGTGCGTTCTTGTGCACTGTGGCAAGCGGCACCTCTGGTGTGTTGTTCTCGGAAGCCGACTTCGCCGCCCCCGGCGATCGCACGGTTGTTTCTGGCGACACCCTGAACGTTACCTACACCTTCAGCCTCGACGCGGCCTAATAGGAGCCCCGAATGCTTGGGTTCGCGCCAATCGCTGCGGCCCCATTTGGGTCCACCGGAGAAGCCGGGGCTTTCTTCGATTCGTCATTTGCTGACGCCGCAGAAGCTTCGGAATCCGCGTTTGCGCGGGCAATTTTTCTTGGTGCAACACCGGAAGAGGCTGCTGCAAATGACAGCGTGTTGGTAGTCCCTTCTGTGTTCGGCATATTGATGGAAGAGTCGGCAAGCGCCTCAAGCGCGGAATCGGCTTTGGTTGTTTTTCCCGCATCTTTGGCGGAGCAGGCCAGCATCACGGATGCTCTTGCGGCTTTAGTTATTTTTCCGGTCAGCTTTTCAGACTCTGTGTCAGCAGCGGACGCCTCGGCCGCATTGGCCACATTCAGCGCAGCCATCTCAGAACTGCTGTCTGCACAGGATGGCGTTGTCGGTGGTCTTGTGTATGCGGCGCTTATTGAAGAGTTGGCAAATGCTGAGATGTCTGCCAGCGCTTTGGCTTTGTTTAACGCTAGTGCATCAGATACAGTAGAGGGTCTGGATGACCCCGAAACAAATGCCGACTTTTTGGCGCAAATAAGTGGCGAAGCGTCTGGGTCCATGGCAACACTGGTGGCTCCATCAACCTTTGGTGCAACCATCAATGAAACTGCGGAAGCGTTTGAGTCCGTATTGGCGAGGGCTGTGTTTGTTGCTACCATCACAGGCGGCGCTGTGGCCGTTGATCAGTTTATTGGGCGACTCCTTTGGGAGGTTATTAATGACGCGCAAGCTGTTAACTGGGTTAATGTAAACAGCAGCCAATCGACCACATGGGGTACCATCAACAACAGTCAATCGACTGCATGGACGCCTGTAAAAACCCAGACATAAAAGGCAAACATGGCTATCACTCTCAAAGATCGAGTAAAAGTTACGGCCACCACCGCAGGCACAGGCACTTTTACGCTTGGCGCAGCAGTCGTAGGATTCCAATCTTTTGCGGTAATCGGCGACGGCAACGAGACCTATTACACTATCGCCCTTCAATCCGGCGCGGATTTTGAAGTTGGTATCGGTACGGTAACCGACACAGCCGGCACGTTTACACTGTCCCGCGATACCGTGCTTGAGTCCAGCAACGCTGGCTCTAAAGTTGACTTTCCGGCTGGCACCAAGGATGTGTTTGTCACCTACCCCGCTGAGCGTGCGGTATTTTTGAACGTTGCTGGTACCGCTGTCACCGCCTTGGATGTCGCCACTCTTGGCGCTACCACAGCCAACATCACCACGGCCAACATTACGGCGGGCACGGTAACCACGTCTCCTGCAAGCGGGAATGATCTGGTCAACAAATCGTATGTCGATACCCTTGTTGCGGCAGGCATCCACTTTCATGAGCCGGTACGGGTTGAGTCCCCAATCAATTTAAACGCGACCTACAACAACGGCACTTCCGGTGTGGGCGCAACATTAACCAACGCCGGCACGCAAGTTGCTCTGGTGATTGATGGCATCACCATGGTGGTGGCCGACCGTGTGTTGGTGTATGAGCAGACCGACCAAACACAAAACGGCGTGTATGTAGTTACCAGCATTGGATCGGGGGCTACCAACTGGGTTTTGACCCGTTCAAATGATACGGATACTTACGGATTTGCTGGTCCTGACACACTGAGTGAAGGTTCAACCTTCTTCGTTCAAGAGGGCGCAACAGGCGCTGGTGAGACTTACACCTGCAACACCATAGGCACAATCACCTTTGGCACAACGAATATCACGTTCGCCCAGATTTCGTCGGCCCAAATTTACAGCGCGGGTACGGGCCTTACCCTGAGCGGCGTTCAATTCAGCATCACCGCTACCGGTACAGCGGGTACCTACGGCTCCGCTTCTCAGGTGCCCGTATTCACGACCAACGCTCAAGGTCAGGTTACCGCAGTCACAAACACTGCCATCGGAATCACATCTGCAGCAGTTTCTGGTCTGGCCGCGTCAGCCACCACGGACACCACCAATGCGGCCAACATCACCACGGGCACCTTAAACACCGCTCGTTTGTCTGGTAGTTATACCGGCATAACCGGCGTGGGCACTCTGACCGCAGGCACTTGGAACGGTAGCGTCATTGGCGCAATCTACGGCGGTACAGGGTTTGCCTCCTACACCGTGGGCGACTTGCTGTTCGCGGATACAACTACATCATTGGCCAAGCTGGCAGGCGCTGCAGTGGGTAACGCCCTGATCTCTGGTGGCGTTGCATCGGCCCCGAGCTATGGAAAGATCGGTTTGGCCACCCATGTGTCTGGCACTTTGCCTGCGGCTAATGGTGGCACAGGTCTTACTGCCGCCGGCACGCTGGGAAATGTTTTAACATCAGACGGTACCAATTGGACTTCAGCAACTCCGGGCGGGGGGTTTCCATCCGGCACAGCCATGATGTTTGTGCAAACTGCAGCGCCAACCGGCTGGACTAAGTCAACCACGCATGACAACAAAGCCTTGCGCGTAGTGTCTGGAACGGCAAGCTCTGGTGGCTCTGTGGCGTTTACCACGGCTTTTGCCTCACAAGCGGTTAGCGGTACCGTATCTGTTAGCGCATCTACAGGCCCTACTGCGGCACCTGTGACGGTTGGAGATACAACACTGAGCACTCCGCAAATACCGAGCCACACACACATCCCCGTGTTAGATGGACGAAATGCGCCAAACACCCCCGGGGCGTTCCAGTTTACTAGACTTACGGGCTCAAACACCGCGCAGGGAGCTCGAAATGGAAACGCAGCTACTACCGCCACTGGCGGCGGAGGAGCACACAGCCACCCCGGAACCGGAGGGGCGCACAATCACCCAGTCTCGGCCCCTGCCAGCTTTACAGGAACAAGTATTAACCTTGCAGTGCAGTATGTGGATGTTATTATTGCAACGAAGGACTGACGCGGCGTATCCGCGAGGAGTGATGCTATGCAGTTAAAAGGCGGTGATTGGTGCCCTCTGATTAAAAAAGAGTGCGCAGGGCTAAAATGCGCGTGGTTTACCAAAGTAACAGGGCGCGATACCAACACTGGAGCGCAAGTAGATGAGTACCAGTGTGCGGTCGCATGGCTACCACTTTTGCTTATAGAAAACTCGGGTCAGCAACGCCAAACGGGGGCTGCAATCGAATCTTTTCGGAATGAGATGGTCCGCACCAATGTGGCAACTTTGCAGTTGATGGCTGATACGGAACAGAAAAAACTTGGGTAGGAACTTTTATGCAGAAGCTCACAATCATTCCTGTTGACCACGCGGTGTACGTGGATGGTATATCCCATAGTCCACTCAATCTGTCCAGTTGCGGAATACCGGAACACGTTCACGCGCTGCAGTGGTTTGGTAGTTCTGGCTGGGTTGAGTTTTCAGACCGTCGGGATAATCAAGAACTGACAGAGCTACCATCTTGGGCGGCTTTGTGTGTTGAGAAATGGCAACTACAAGACGCAGAAGAACGGGCGCAGCTACTCCTCGACCCCGCTGAGGGCGACGTATGAGTACGCAGTTAGACGCGTACAATTACCTTTGCGTTCCCGGGTTTATTACCCCCGCGCAAGCTGCGGAGCTTGCGCTTGGTTTTGAGGCTGAGGCTGCTGCGTTAGGGTTTGGCGGCGACTCACAAATACCACAGTCGCAAGCCTCGTACAACCACTTGCCGTTTGTACGATTACTCGTAGAGAAAATACCACAGGTTTCCGAGTTGGTGGGTAGCCCAGTGCTCCCCACCTACACATACGCGAGAGTACATAACGATCCCGGAGTTGAGCTGCGCAGGCACAGAGACCGCCCTGCTTGCGAAATAAGCCTCACGGTAAACTTGGCCAAAACTGCGGCATGGCCTATTTGCTTCCAAAGGCCCGACGGTGTTGAGGTGTGCGTGGACCAAAACCCCGGCGATGCGGTTTTGTATCTTGGATGCGTGGCGGATCACTGGCGACCCCCTTATACTGGGGACCACCATATACAGGTGTTTTTGCACTATGTTCGAGCCTATGGAGAGTTTTCGTGGGCGGTTTTTGACAGATTGCAGTGAGGTGTAGTTATGGCGATAGAGATTAAATTTGGGTGTGTGGCGAACGTAGCAAGCCGCATGATTCACTTTGAGAAAGCAGGGGATGTAGAGCCATCTCACACTCACTCATTTGACCATCTGACGCTTTTAGCGGCAGGAGCTGTCCGGTGTACTGTCAACAACCAAGTGACGGAGTTTCGCGCCCCGCACATGATCTTTATTGCGAAAGAGTACATGCACTCGTTTGAGGCGTTGACCGACAACACCGTCGCGTACTGCATACATGCTATGCGTATCGGGGAGCGCGTAGAGGACTTGGCCGACCCCACCATGTTCCCCAATGGAGTGCCGATCCCGCAAAGTGTTTTTAACTGGTGGTCACCGCCGGAGAACTACAACGGTAGCAACAAAGATGTTGCGGCCTCCCCTAGCACGCTGCCTTCTGGCGAGATACCGCAGACGTCATTCACCTGATGCACCATGAACGCCCTGCAAGACTACATAATTACGCTCGATAACGTACTTACGCATAATTTGTGCGACGCCATTTTGCGCGAGTATGCTGGCTCCCCGCACTGGCAGCAAACCGTTGTAGGTTCCGGTGACGTGCGCCCCAATATTCGCAGTGCACACACCATCCAAATCTCGCAAGACGCGGTAATACAAGAAAACCCCAGCGTCAGAAAACCTTTGGATGCATACGTGTTCACTTCTGTGGGAGAGGCAATCCGAAAATACAATTCCAATTTTGGGCATTGCAATATCGAAGAAGACTCAGGGTACGAACTGTTGCGATACGAAACCGGGCAGTTTTACACGCAGCACACGGATTCATTTAAAGCACGCCCCCGTGCCGTTTCTTGCTCTTTAGCGTTAAACGACGACTACGAGGGTGGCGGATTTGCATTTTTTGACCGGGGGGTAACCTACACATTGCCCAAGGGTGGGGCCATATTGTTCCCATCTAACTTCATGTTCCCGCATGAAATACTTCCAGTCACCCGTGGGACTAGATATTCGATCGTAACGTGGTTTATATAGTCCACGGCATTCATTCTTGCGCCGGTTGCGCCTTCTATTTTTTGCGCCGATAATGCTCCCATCTTTGAGGAACCACCATGCCAAGCACCTTTTCCCCCAATTTGCGCATTGAACTGATCGGTGCTGGCGAACAGGCCGGCACATGGGGCACCACAACCAACACCAACCTCGGGACGCTGGTTGAAGACGCCATTTCTGGCTACGTGTCGGTTACCATTTCTTCAGCAAACCAAGCCCTGACTGCGAACAACGGCGCGGCAGATCAAGCGCGAAATGCCATTCTTGAGCTGGTGTCTGCGGCTCAAGCCTTTGCGATCTACGCCCCGCCTGAGTCCAAACAGTACACGGTGTTCAATAACACCAGCTTTGTGGCCACGATTTACAACTCCGCAACTCTTGGCAACACAACTGCCGCTGGCGCTGGTGTAGCCATCCCGGCCGGAAAAACCATGACGGTGTGGAGTGATGGCACTGACTTTGCTGCTCAAAACACACACATCATTGGCACGGTGGTGGGCAACGTAACGGGCAACGTGACAGGTCAACTCGACGGCACCATCACCGCTGCCACGACCGCTGTCACACAGGCTCCGGGCACCAGCAACACCACGGTAGCAACAACGGCGTTTGCCAATGCTGCGTTTCAAGGTGCTTATCCTGTGGGTTCAATCTACATGAATGCGTCGGTAGCCACCAACCCCGGCACTTTGTTTGGCTTTGGTACTTGGGTTGCGTTTGGCGCAGGTCGTGTTCCTGTGGGCTTCAATGCGGCAGACCCTCTGTTCGATACTGCGGAAGAGATCGGCGGCTCCAAAGACGCCATCGTAGTCAGCCACACGCACACTGCCACTACGGAGTCCGCTGGCAGCCACGCGCACACACTCACTTCAGGCACAACGGATGGTTTTGGCGCGCAGACAGGGGGCTTTGGGCGAGGTGGTCCAAATACCATAACTACCGCTGAAGCAGGGGTTCACAACCACACTGTCTCGGTTGCTTCTTCTGGCTCCAGCGGTACCAACGCCAACCTGCAACCGTACATCACTGTGTATATGTGGAAGCGAACCGCTTGAAAGGATGACCTATGCTGGCGGAGTTGGCAGTAGCAAACGCGGCGTTCGCCGTCATCAAGGAGGCTGTTGCTAACTCTGGCGACATCATGGCTGCGGGCGAGTCGCTTTTCAAGTACTTCGACACCAAAGCAGAAATCCAGAAGAAGGCCAGTGCCAAGGGCGGCTCCGATCGCGGCGACCTCGAAGAGTTCATGGCTCTTGAGAAGCTCAAGAAGCAAGAGGAAGAGCTGCGCGAGATGATGATTTACCAAGGCCGTGCCGGCCTGTGGACCGATTGGCTCAAGTTTCAGCTGGAGGCCAAGAAGAAGCGCGAAGAAGCCGAGCGCCAGAAGGTGCTCAAGCGTCAACGGATGATTGACCGGATTAAAGACACCGGCATGATCATCTTGGTGGTCGTCCTGTTGGGCGGCTTGGGCCTGATCATTGGTGCCGCAATATGGCTTGCGAGGGACGTATGAAGTACATGACCATCTTCTTGGTTCTGCTGGCTGGGTGCAGCGAGTCGTACAGGTTCCCATGCCAAAACCCTGCCAACTGGAACAAGGTTCACTGCAACCCACCCGTGTGCGAGGCTGATGGCACTTGCACCAAGTACCTCATCAAGGAAGAGAAAAATGAAAACTGATTGGGACGCGCTATTGCGCTTCATCATTGGCGTGACGCTTTCGCTCACGCTGGCTGGCATTGTTGCCGTAGTTTTGTTCAGTTTGGTTTTTGTGACCCAACCGATGAACGGCATGGCCCCTAATGATGAGGCGTTCTTTAACCTCATCACCCCGCTGGCAACTTTCATCACCGGCTCGCTAGGCACCCTGCTGGCCATGAACAAGAAACCCCCATCTGACAAGAAAGAAGGTGACGCATGATTGCACTCGCAGGACTCCTCGACATTGGCGGCAAGCTGATTGATAAGCTCGTGCCCGATCCCGCTGCAAAAGCAAAGGCGCAACTTGACCTTGCTGCACTTGCTCAAAACGGTGAACTGGCTGCGATGGCCAATGAGACCAAGCTCTTTGAGACCGACCAGAACAACGTCACCGACCGCTGGAAGGCGGACATGGCCTCCGACTCATGGTTGTCCAAGAACATCCGGCCCCTGTCGTTGGTGGCCATCTTCACGGCTTATGTGGTGTTTGCCCTCATGAGCGCCTTTGGATTGGCTGTAAACGAGGACTACGTGGAACTGTTGGGGCAGTGGGGCATCATCATCTTTGGTGCTTACTTCACCTCTCGCGGTGCCGAAAAAATCATGGACATGAAAGCCAAGAAATGACCCAACTGACCAAGAACTTCTCCCTTCATGAGCTGACCAAAAGCGAGACCGCTGCTCGCCACGACATGGAAAACACCCCCGGCCCAGCCGAGATCGCCAACTTAACCGAGCTGGCTGGTAAGGTGCTTCAGCCCATCCGTGACCACTTTGCCAAGGGTGTGCACATCAACTCAGGTTTCCGCCACCCCGATGTAAACGCAAAGGTCGGCGGCTCGCGGACCAGTGATCACTGCCGTGGCATGGCTGCGGACTTGGAAATTCCCGGCGTGCCCAACGCAGAGCTGGCCGAGTGGGTCAAGGACAACCTTGAGTTTACACAGCTGATTTTGGAGGCGTATACTAAAGGCATCCCCGACTCCGGCTGGGTGCATGTCAGCTATGACCCAAGCAATCTTAAAAAGCAAGTGATGACCGCCACTTTTGTCAATGGCAAGCCTCAATACTCAAACGGCTTGAACTACTGATGCCGAGCGAACACAACTGCTGCTTCACTGCGCTCGACCAAGGCACAATCAGTGCCGTCTTGTCCGCGTACAAAACCAAATCGCAAGCAGCAGTTTGTGCGGAGTTTGGCATCACCCGTTACGCACTACTTCGGATGCTTAAGCTACACGGAGGAAAGCGCGAAAAGTACGGTGAAGAGTGCAATGCTTTGATATCTGAAAAACACAAACAAGCGCATGCAAACGACCCCAGTATTGCGGCAAAGCGAGCTGAGTTTC